TCGCTCCCACGTACAGGAGGATCGAGATCAGCAGGAGGATCGGAGCCTTCATCGCATCCTCCTACGGTGGCAGCTTCTTCTGCTCCTCGATGTCCATCTCCTGCTGCTTCTTGACGCCTCTCCGCGCTCCGTACATCACCATGAATCCCAAGCCCAGCGCCAGGGCACAGAACAAGACGAAGCTGAGCAGGATGAAGAGCCAGTTCTCCGGCATTACTGCACGGTGAGCACCAACAGCACGACCGCGATGATCAGGATCGCGATGAGCAGGATCAGGGTTGTGTTCATGGAGCCTCCTTGTTGGTGTGGCCATCATCTACCTATCGGACCAGTTTCCACTGGGTTCCGTCCCACTGCTTCCACGGCTTCTCCGGCCACCCGGCTCCGGTCCAGACCCGGCCCGGCTTGGGCACGAACCCGGACCCGAGCTCGATCTTCGGCCGGCCGCCCTGGAACTTCAGGGAGGTCATGGAGTCGCTCGGCTTGACCAGATCGGTCCTGGTCAGCGTCGCCGTTCGGGCACTGGTGTCCAGAAGCCCGGTGGTGTCGGTGATCCCCATGCTGAGGGCGAAGACACGGGTGTCGGTCAGCCCGATGGTGTCGGCGAGGTTCAGGGTGCGGGTCACCGCAATGGACCACGAGTCGGTCAAGCCGAGGGTGTCGCTCTGCGGGCGGACGTACTGCCCAAGCAGTGACCAGCCGTCGGTCAGGCCAACCAGATCGGTGACGTCCTGGGCTCCAGCGGTGGACTTGCTGAAGGTGAGGGAGTCGGTCAGGTTCAGCGTCTCCGCCCGGCTGATGACCGGGAAGGTGAACGCCCAGGGGTCGGTCAGACCGAGCAGATCGGCAGTATCGGCAGTTCGCCCGACACCGAAGGTGATGGAATCGGTCAGCGGAGCGAGGTCGGCGTAGGCCTGCACCCGGCCGGCCGCGGCGGTAAGGCTGTCAGTGGGACCTGCGCTGTCGCTCCGGTCCGTGCCGATGACGTCCGTCTGGTAGTCGGCCAGGCCCATGTTGTCCGCGGTGGACACCGCACCGGCACTGGTCTTGTCCCCGCTGAACGTCTCGGTCATGCCCAGCGTGTCGGTGCGCGCCAGGGTGATGTCGTCGGTCTGGGAGTCGGTGATGCCCTGCAGGTCGGTGCGGTCCAGGCCGCGGCCGATGGTGTAGGTGACCGAGTCGGTGACACCCAGGTTGTCCGCAAATGCAGACACCGCAGCCAAGGCTGTGCTCACCGAGTCGGTCAGGTTCAGCGTCTTGGAGCGATCCTGCACGTAGTTCGCAGCCGAGGTCACCGAGTCGGTCAGACCCAGGTTGTCGGTCTTGTCCAGTGCGTTGGCGCTGGTCTTGTCCCCGATGAAGTAGTCCGTCAGGGCAACCGCATCCGCACGATCCAGTGCGGTCCCAAGGGAGTAGGTCATCGAGTCGGTCAGACCCAGCGAATCTGCCTGATTCGCTCCGATCACGTCCGTTTGCGTGTCGGTCGGGGCCAGCGTGTCCGACCTGGCGAGCCCGATGACATCGGTCTGCGCGTCCGTGGGAGCCAGCGTGTCCGACCGGGCCAGGCCGATCACGTCGGTCTGCGCGTCGGTCACTGCCTCGGCGTCAGAACGGGCCAAGGTGATGCCGTCGGTCTGGGAATCGGCCAGGCCCAGGGTGTCTGACTTGTCGAGGGTGAGGGCCTGCCCTGGCATCCACTTGTCGGTCAGGTAGTTCTCGACCTGGGTGATCTCCGCAGGGGCCAGCGCCCTGGAGTAGGCGATCACCTCGCCGATAGCCCCATCCGTCGGGCCGGTGGACTGGTCGGTGTGCACCCCGATCGTCAGCGGACTGGATGCCGAGTACGCCTGATCAACTACAGCAGTTGCACCTTCGGTGGCACCGTTCACGAAGGTTTCCAGCGCCGTGCCGGTGCAGCTGGTGCGCAGGATGCGGGCGGCCCCTGCAACCGTCTGCGGCCCAATATCGGCAACTGCACCACCGGAGCCGAAGCCGATGACGGCGATATTGGCTCCGCTCATCCGTATGTACTGAGCGACCCGAGGCCCTCCATCGCCGTCGATGACGTGCTGTGGGTTCGGCGCAACGGTGTCCAGCTCCGCGACGCAGAACAAGGTCCACGATCCGTCGACCGGATTGTTGATCGGCGCGATGGCCTTCTGCATGCCACCGTTGGTGAAGTCGAGCGCGTTCCTGCCGCCGATGGTGCGAGTCCCGCTCTTAGGCGCAGTAGACCCCACCTGGGTGAGGACATAGCTATTTGCTGATCCGTCCCGCCACGCAGTCACATCCGACCCGGCCAGGGTGAGCGAGGTCGAGTCGTCGGCGTCGAACCAGGAGGACAGTCCGGTCACCGGGATCGGCGGCACGCCTGGGACGTTGACGTTGTCCGCGTAGGCCACGTCGTCCGGGCTGCCCGCGCCCCACACCCCGCCCATGAACAGCAGCTGGGTGGCGGTCAGCGACCAGGCGACGGTGGCCGACGCCCGCTCGGTCCACGAGAAGCCGTCCCGGCTGGTGGAGAACCGGATGTTCCCCGGCCCGGTGCTGTGCAACTTCCACCAGGCGTCATCGACCGCGTTGTAGGGCATGCTCCCGTGCGTCGTTCCGACCGTGGCGGTGTAGGTGTTGAAGTACAGCCATCCTCCGGCGTGCAGGAAGATCGCCTTGTTGTCGTTGTTCAGGCGAGCCTCCATCGAGAACTCTCGATTGAGGCCAGGAGCCGGAGTCGTGATCTGGGCGAAGAAGGACGAGCTCTCCATGTTGTAGGCGACCGGATTGGTCCACAGCGACGGGTAGGAGGCGGTGACCGGGATCTTCGCCCGGCCAGCCTCGATCACCACTCCGCCGTAGGAGCCCGGCCACTTGGACAGGTCGCCCGAGAAGTCATCGGTGAGCGTGCTTGCCTTGGGGTTCGATGCTTCCAAGACGTGGGTGAACCCGGCATCGGTCAGGCCCAGGCCGTCTGACCGGTTGAGCGGGATGACGTCGGTCTGTGCGTCGGTGATCCCGAGGCTGTCGGACCTGTTGATGGTGATGACGTCGGTCTGGGCGTCGGTGGCACCCAGGTTGTCCGACCGGTTCAGCGTGATGACGTCGGTTTGGGCGTCTGTGACGCCCAGGGTGTCGGACCTGTTGAGCGTGATGCCGTCGGTCTGTGCGTCGGTGATGCCCAGGTTGTCGGTCTTGGCGTGGGTGAACTCCTGACCACCGACGAGGTTGACGTTGTCGAAGTAGCCCGTGCTCTGCGTGGGCTCACCTGCCGCCCACTGGCCGACCGACAGCTCGATGCCCACCAGATTCAGCACCAGTGCATGCGCCAGCGTCCTTCGGTTCGTCCAGGTCTGCCCGTCCGGGCTGGAGTCCCAGTAGTAGTTCCCGCCACTCTGACGAACCCGCCAGTAGGCCATCGTCGTCGGGTTGTAGTCCACCCAGGCGTTGTTGTAGACCGTCGCCACCGTCAGCCGCATGCAGACCTGGTTCTCCACGCCGACCTGGGCCGGGTCGTAGTACAGGATCACGCTGGCGCTGTTCTGAGCAGACGAGTCGCGGACGGTCAGCGTCGTCTCGGTGCTGGCGGTCTGCACCGACGGACGGGTCATCTTCACCGACACCGACGAGTCCATCAGCGTGAAGATCTGATCGGTGCAGACCCCCGAGTACCGGGGAGGGCTGGTCAACTCGGTGGCTTCGACCCGACCGTTGCGGATGAACACCGTGTTGTAGCGGTTGCCGTTCGGCCACTTCGTTGTGTCGTCGAAGGCGAAGTCGTCGGTCAACGTCTCGGTCTTCGGCCGAACGACGGCGTAGGTCATCGAGTCGGTGAGACCCAGGTTGTCGGTCTTGGCGTGGGGGATCGCAGGTATTGCAGTACCGATGTTGATCGTCGGGGTCTGGGTGTACGTCATCCCAGTGGTGGCCCCATTGCGTGCCACCCGGAATCGCAGGGTGTCCCCGTTGGCGAAGTCAGTCCCGCGCAGGGTCAGCGTGTACAGCAGTTCGGTGAAGTCACCGCTCGCCCAGCCGAGAGCTTCGGCTATCCCACCCATGGCGATCGCACCTGGGACGAAGGTCCCGCTCCCGCCGGTCAGCCGGTTGGTGGTGGGTGGGATGAGCGCATAGGTGTACGCGTCTGGTGCGATGAACTTCGAGGCGAAGGGACCTACCGAGGTTCGGGTACCGGCGAGGACCTCGAAGATCATGTCCGAGCTGTTTACGGTGGACCATGATGTGGCTCGATATATCCGGCTACCGGGGTGCGTTGGAGACGAATTGTCATTCGCCACAAGAAAGTAGTCGCTGGGGCTCACCGAACCCGCAGGGGTGATGGTGATGAACAACGGTGTCCCCCCTGCGAGGGTGAACGTCCCGTCGAACGGGAAGGTGACCGGCTCCGGGGCTCCATTGGTGGGCAGTTTGAAGCCCTTGAAGCTCCTCGTTGAGAGACCGGCCCTCTGATTGAGCGGCCTTCCGGCCGTACCGTAGCCCGCACCGTTGTCGAGGTGGATATCTGTGTTCACAACACAATCCAGCAGCAGCGAACCAACCCTGCTGAGCCACCACCTCACCGCTCCGATCGGTCTGCCGTCCCCCATGAAGGACTGACCCTCGGAACGGGTGAGGTCTCCAACTGTGAGACCAATACCAGTTGCGTTGTTGCTGATGTCGTATCTGTCGATCGGTGTCGGGTCCAGGATCATCCCGACGTCGGTCCACGTCCCGCTGGCGTTCTTCTCGTACTGCAGCTGCCAGTCGTCGGCGTAATGGACGGCATTGGGTCCGGTGGCCTGCAACCGCATCCGCAGATGGAAGGACAGATCCGCGCCGGGGGTCGCATCGATCCCGGTGTCCTGCGAGGCCAGGGCGACACTGTCGTTCTCGTTGCCATCTGCGTAGAACTGGAAGGCGTCCTGCGTGACAGTGGCGTTCGGCCCCGGATCTGGGACGAACGCAGCCAAGATCTGCCCACCGTCAATGGAAGCCTGATAGTTAGAGATGCCGTTGAAGCCCAGATCGGTGGGTGCAATCCCCCAGCCGAGCCATCCAGCCGCGTTGGCCGCCGCGCCACCGCCTGTGGTTGCCGCTGCGTTCGACCCTGAGATGGTGATCCCGGTAGGAGCGCCGGTTCCGGCGGTGGTGCTCTCGGCGGCAAGGCCCAGCAGGAAAAGATCGTCCTTCCAGACATTGCTGAGGTACTGGGTTGCAGCACCCGAGGGAATCCCCACCCCCTTGCCAGTCCGCAGTTCTGTGGTCCCACCGCTCATGGGACGAACCACGATGGTCTTCGCCACGGTCGCCGCGCTGAGGGTGGCGGTGACAACCGTGTTCCACGCCGTCGTGGCTTGAATCATCCACAGATCCGAGTGGACACCGCCCGCTGATGCCCCGACGGAGCTCCTGGAGCCGGTCACCTTGACCCAAGAGTTCGTCTCACCCGCAGGCTTGTTCAGGCCGGTGACGTCCGGCAGCAACGCGGTCGTCCCATCCCAGACCATGTGCGCGAAGAGAATGTCGCCGGCGCTGGCACCGACAGCAGCACTGGTCGCAACGGTCGTGCTGGACACCTTGCTGTTGCCGGTGCCGGGCGTACCGCTAGCGGCCCACGCCATGAGGTCAGCCTCCTAGGCCAGAGGCATCAGGCGCCCAAGAACTTGTGCCGCCAGGTGATCGCCAGGGAGTCGCCGGCGGCCTTGGTGATCGCGCCGGTCAGGATGCGGGCGATGGTGTTGGCCGCGGCTGACGTGGTGCCGATCGTGCCGTTGGTGATGACCGCCTCCTGCACGGTGCCGGTGCCGGTGCCGGCCGGGTACGTGCACACATGCACGATCTCCACGCCCAGGCCCGTGCCGAGGTTGTTGTTGGTCAGCGCCGAGTCGAAGGCCCGTCCGTTGAGCAGGGTGACCGTGGCCGCACCAGCACCAGCCTTGGAGACCGCCGTCACGCCGGAGCCGATCTGCATGCCGGTTGGCGGGGTTCCCGCGCCCGTGCTAGTGCCGATCCCCCTGGCTGCGTAGTAGGCGTCGCCCACGTCGGTGATCAGGTTGGCGAACGGAAGCACCAGCTTGAGCTCGCCATCCGGGCCACGGAGCTCGGAGATGCCGTAGCCCACGATTCCGGCCTTGTCGCGACCCAGATCACGGGCCATGTCCAGGGCGACACTGAAGGTGTCCCTGATGCCGCTGTTCTCTCGCATGCGAACTCCTCAGTTCGTGTCGATCCAGACATCGTTGATGGCTGGGTTGGTTGGAGCCGTAGTTCCTGGAGTGATCTTAGGAGTCCGTGAGTCCACATACTCCTTGCTGACACCCGGCGGGCTCGCCGCGGTGATCTGGATCGCCGGCGGGGTGGGCGGTGTGATGACCACGCTGCCAGAGGGCTTGACCTCGATGTTGATCGTGTTGACGCTCATGGGGTCCTCGTCACGTCAAGGGTGATCTCGATCGAGCCCTTGACTATCGTCGTGGTGGGATCGCCACCGCCGGATGGTGCCAGCTGGCAGTCCCAGACCCCCTTGTAGGAGGCCAGCGGATCACCGGCGGATCGTGCCGCGGCCCGCTTCTGCTCGGCAGTGAGCTCCCGCAATGCCACCGAGGTGATCAGCGAGCGCGACAGTGCCGCCGGGAGCGTGATCGTCACCGGGTCATCAGCGGTGGCCCCGAGGGTCACCGTGAAGGTGCCGTCCACACTGGTGGCCAGGGCGGTGGCCCTGATGTCGGCCTTCCAGATCCGGCCGCTGACGAAGCCGGGTGGGAAGGTGACCAGCAGGTTCGTGGTGTCCCCGCCCTGCAGCTTGAGGTCGAGGATCTGAGGAGTCAGGTCGATGGATGCCATGACACTCCTCAGATCGCCCGGATGATGTAGGTCAGCGCGTAGTACGGCGGCCTGTTCTCATGCGCAGCTGCTCCCGCCCACGCGCCGCTGGCGCTGACCGAGATGGCGTGCGTATGGACCGCCGAGCGGCCATCGGTGGTTCCCGAGTGGGTGTGGTTGATGTCCACCCCAGTAGCTCCCACCGGCATCAGCGAGGTGTACTTGGTGATCGACGAGCGGAACGAGATGTCACCGTCCTGGTTGACCCCGTTGTACGGCCCGTACGGGATCTGTGGGATGCCATGACCGTGGACGTTGTTCTGGTTCATGTACCCGGAGCCGAAGGTGTGCGTGTGCTCCTGACCCTCACCGCCTGACCCGGCCGTGTGGCCGTGGTCGCGCAGCCCTGACTCGGCTGACGACAGGGTGACCGTGGCCAGTCCGCCGGTGGCCTTGGAGGCGTAGGTCGAGCCAGCGCCCACGATGAACCTGTCGAGCAGGTTGGGCGTGGTCGTCCCGACCAGGGCGATCAGCGCCGTGTACGCGCCGTTGATGGCGGCACCGTTGCAAAGCAGCCAGCCCGCGGGGGCGCTTGTTCCCCCGAAGGCGATGATCGCACCGATCGGCACCTGAACCGCCTGGTTGGCCACCGGCACCTGGGCGTTGGCGTCCAGGCCCGCATAGCCGTTGGCGACGTTGCGTTCGCTCTCCTGCTGGTACTGCGTGTGCGGGTCCCCGTTGGTCAGGCCGGACAGCTGCGCATGGTCCGAGGCCCCAGCCGATCCGTTGCCCCACCCGGTGTTGCCCGTCCCAGTGATCTTCACCCACAGCTTGGCGTTGACCTTGTTCACGTAGAACATGCCGGGCGGGCCGGTGACCACACCCTCGGGATCGACGTCGCCGGTCTGCCGCTCGAGGAAGAGCTCGGCGATGCCGTCCCTCAGCAGGTTGTGGTCGGTGGCATGCCCAGGATCGCCCACCAGGGCGTTGTCGGGCATCGTGGGACGGGCCATGGGCTACTGCACCGCGAGCTTGTGCCCGCCCCATCCGCCGCCGTACATGCCAGCCGTGGGCAGAAGGAACCCGGCACCGCGCGCGTACTTGTTCTTGGAGGCCCGCACGATCGCACCACCAGCAGCACCACCGGCAACCGCACCACCGAGCGCGCCCAGGCCGCCGCCCGCTGCTGCACGGCCCTTCTTGCCCTTCGGCGCGCCGATGGCGCTGCCGATCGCAGCACCTGGAGGCCCGGCCAGCAGGTTGCCGACCAGGTTGTGCGTCTCGCCCTTGGTCTTGCGGCGCTCCTTGCCGAAGATGACCTCGAGGTCGCGCTCGGCCTTGCTGATGAGGTACAGCTGCTCGCTCACTTCTTCTCCTTCGGCTTGGGCTTCAGATCTCTGAGTGCGGTCTTCTCCTTCAGGCGCATCTCGCGCTCGGCCATCATGCGGTCGTGCGCGGTCTGCTCCTCTTCGCCGGCCATCTGCTCGGCCTGGAGAGCGCCATCCTGCTCCTGCTGGGCAGCCATCGCCTCCTGTTCGGCAGCCTGTTGCTCGGCCTGTCCAGATGTCTCCGCATGCGCCCTCTCCTGCGCGCCCGACAGGGTGCCCTGGTACATCCCCTGCTCCTCGGGCGGCATCTGCTGCATCTCGGCCTGCTGGGCCGCGGCCTGGGCCTGCAGGTACTCCATCTGCGAGGTGGCGAACTGGGTGGCCTCGGACTGCTGCTGCAGCACCTTCTTGGCCTCCTCCTGGTCCTCGTCGAGCTTCGGGAGACGTGCCGCCTCCCTGACGAAGTTCTCCATCACCGGGTCCGGGAACCAGGTCAGGCCGGTGCCCTGCATGGCGGACATGAACTGGGCCAGCACCGCGATGTCCGGGGAGTCCACATCGGAGGGCACGATCCTGGGCAGCTTGTCTGGCTGCCAGCCGTTGACCTTGAATAATCTGGGTATTGCATTCCTGTTCAGCACGTCAGCGATCGACTCGGTGATGCTGTTGAGCGAGGTGCGGAAGATGCCCGTCTTGTCAGTGTGCAGTGAATAGGAGCCTGTGGACTGATGTCCGACCTTGATGAAGTCAGCCAGAACCGTCGTGAGGATCTGCAGGTCGTAGCGCTGGATGATCGCATCGGTGTTGAACGCCCTGCTGCCGCCGCCACCGAGGAGCTCGAACGTGTAGAGGGGCTGCTTGGTGTCCTGATCGAACGCCTTTGGGAAGACGATGCCTTCCTGCTCATTACGCCGAACCGTCTTGACCATCTTTCGGAACTGGTCCACCGCCTTCGCCTGGTCAGTGCCGGGCTTCGCCTTGAGCATCTCCGCGGGAAGCCCGACCATCGGAAGCCCCGCAAGGTCACGTTCAACGCCCACGGCCTCGAACTCCTCCAGGCGCTTCTTCATGAACCACGGTCGATACGCGTTACGGATCATCGAGATACCCTCAGGGTTCCCCTTGTGATGCTTGAACCGGAACAGCAACGACCGCTGTGAGGGCACCGCGATCACCTTGTAGCGGGGTGGGGCCATCTGCACCATGGCCTCCACCTCGCCGGCCTCGTTGAACACCCAGCGCAGCAGGGTCTCCTGGGC